GGTGACAACAAGCATCAAGCAATGTTCGGTGCTTGGCTTGTTTTCCCACCATCCGTGCTTCAAGGCATTGGCGTGGACGGCTTCGGTCAGTTCATTAAGATTTTTCATTTAGAAAAGTTTTAATTGTTGTTGGTGATACAAAAGACGCTGTTTCGCGGCTTGATAATACCCGGCATCAAGTTCGATTCCCAGCATTTCAAAGTTCAGGTCATGCGCTGCAAGGCATATCGACCCCGACCCCAAGTGCGTGTCAAGAATCTTATCGCCCGGCTTTGCGTAATTGTTGAGCAACCACCCATAAAGCGATTTTGGCTTTTCAGTCGGGTGGATGGTGTTTTGCCGTGCAAGTTCACATCGGTTGATTGTAACAAGGCGGGTCGGGCAATCGAATGATGAATAAGCCAATTCACAATCCGACATTGTAAGCCCGGTTTGACCCTTGAACCACACAATCCAACCTTTTGTGCCTTTGTCAAGCATCGGAACAAAGTAATTTGCGCCCCAAATGATTTGATTTTTACTAACACGCTGTAATTCAGTAAAATAAGTTGGGGGGGGTAATTTATCCCATCCCTTTGTTTCGTGATGCTTTCGGTTGTGCTTCGTGTTCTTGCAAATGCAAGCCTTTTGCCCGTCAATGCCGATTCCATAAGGCGGGTCAACGATTGCAAGGTCAAAGGCGTTGTCCGGCAACGTCGCCATGACTTCAAGGCAATCAGCATTGACAAGGCTTATTGTTCCGAATGTTTCAATCTCGTTCATCGGTGATTCGCGTTCTTGTTGGTTCGTGCGACCGCTTCGATAAGAAGTTCATCGGCGATGTCAAGGGCGATTTTCGCAAAGGAATATCGGCGCACTTGGCTTCCATCATCCATTTTAATGACATCCGGGGTGTCACACCACCGGGCATAAACGGCGGGCAACACGGCGGTTGCAATCCTGATGCGTTCCGCAAGCACCGCATGGTCTTGTTCGCGCAATTCGTGGTTCAGGATGTTGCAAATTGCGTTGTATGCTTCATTGTCCATCATTTTCCGCGATTTATGAATTTAGACATGATGAAGTCGAACACCGCCTTTGTCACATAGATGTCAAAGGACGCATCGTGAAGTTTTCCGGCGGTCGTGTCGATGCGCAAGAAGTCGGCGACGGTCGCAAGTTTGTGTTTTGGGTTTGCCGTTAGAGTTCCGGCGGCGGTTTCGACTGATGCCGGTGTGCCGTTCCCATATTGCATATCAAGAAAAACACTATTGGCCACCGCCAAATTTTCCTTTGTTGTCAGGGTCGGGGCGGGCGCGTCGATTGAACGGTTGTTCCCGTTACCGTAAAACGCAGTGACAAAGGCGTGATGGTCAACACAAGTGATTGTTCCGGCGGGTTCATCGGTCGAACAATTCTTGCTTTCAGGATGCCCGCCGAATTGCTTTGATAAGAACGACACTTGCGCGACGGCAAGGCGGTTTTGGGTCGCAACAACCGGGCAAGGTTCATCGACCGACGGGGGTTGATACCGCCCAGCCTGATTCATGGAATTATACTTGACCATGAATTTATCCTTGCCCCCGGCAACGAATTTGACCAATCCGGCGAATATGCGTTCAAGGGTCTTTTCGGACAAAGGTTTTTCCCGCCCGAATATAGACCGCCCCTCGTCGGAAAAGTCCAACACGTCTTTAACGGGTTTCCACCTTTGCAAGCTGCCGAACAACCCCGGTTCGGGGTTCTTTGCGTGTGTCGGTTCGGGAAATGTTATCGGCAAGCCTTTCTTTGCGAATATGCCGAAGAACCGCTTGCGGCTTGTGTATGCCCCGAAATCGGCGGCATTCAAGATGCGGTGCGCGAAATCGTAACCGTATTTTTTGACATTGCGAATCCAACGGCAATATGCTTTGCCCTTATCCATCGAAATCGGCTTTCCGTTTTCATCGACATCACCCCACGACATAAATTCCTCGACGTTTTCAATTTGGATATAATCGGGGTCGATTGCTTCGATATAACGGAACAAGTGTTCGGCAAGGGTGCGGGAATCCGCGTCGCGGGGCTGACCGCCTTTCGCCTTGCTGAAATTTGTGCATTCAAGGGATGCCCACAACACCACAAAGGCATCCGGGTTCATTGTCCGGCACTTTTTCAGGTGTTCGACAAGGGGTGTCAACTTCAACGTGCGGATGTCCTCGGTGAAGTGCATTGCGTCGGGGTGATTGCTTGCGTGTGATGCAATCGCCTTTGCGTCATGGTTGACGCAAGCGATAACACGGGCGCATTCCTGACCGTTTACCCGCGCAAGGTTGACACCCGTTGAAGTGCCGCCCGCGCCGCAAAATAAGTCTATATATAATAATTTCATACGTTCAGCAATTTATTTACCATTTCGGCAAGTTCACGGAATTGCGGATTGTAGTTGAAATCATCATCATATTTCCGCAAGAAGTGAAGCATTGAAGAATGGTCGCGGTTAATATATTTTGCAATTAGCTTTAACTTCATTTTCAGGCGGCGACAATGATACACAAAAAGCATTCGGGCAAATACCATATCGCGGTTTCTTTCGCGAACATCATATTGCCACGGCAAAAGATTCATCACTTTGTTTATCGCATAGGCAATTCGCTGAACTTGATTGTTTTTACCACCTTTCAGTTCTACCCAACACCCGATTTCTTGCCAAATCTTTGAATCGTGGGATTCAAACCAAATGTGCTTTTCCATTCTTTGGGCGATGTCATATTCAATCGACGCGCCCCGGCTCTCCATCCACCCGTCCATCATAAAGATTGCATCGCAATCAAGAAGCAAGCGAATGTCGGCTACCATGTGTTCTTTCCATGTCGCTGATGATTCAAGCCCGTTATTCAGGGGATTCACCGGGTCAAAGCCGATTTCGGCAAGGAACACGGCGGCATCATCAAACCGTTGTCGGGCTTCGGACAACGGCAACCCCGTTATTTTTCCGCTGATATAGATTTTCATGGATGTTGGGATTTATAGACAAGTTTGTTGATGAAGTATTGTTGACCCTTGATTGTGACAAGGGTTGTCCGGGTTTGGATTGGTTCGCCCGTGTGCGGATGATAGCGTGTTCCCGTCCTGACCTCAAACAAGCCCATTTCAAGGGCGCGTTGGGTCGGGTCGTTGTATTCCGACCCGCATTTGTGCAAGAATCCGTTGTCGCGCATCCACTGATAAAGCCGGATTTCCCCGGTGTCAACCCCGTTTTGACGCATCAGTTTCGCAAGCTGACCGATAAGGATTGATTCACCCGCGATTTCAAGGGCTTTGGCGAAATTCACTTTCGGGGCTTGTTCTGCAAGCTGCTTTTGTTGGGCTTCGATGGTTTCGGCTTGTTCGGCGGCAAGGCGCAACGCTTGGGCGAATGTTTGAGGAATCGCCGGGGTTGCCTGAACCGCCGGGGCTATCTCTTTCAAGGCTTGTTCCATCATGTCGAATTGCTGAATGAAGCCGACCTTGAATTGCAAGGCGCGTTCCCCGGTCAGGCTCATAGCAAGCAAGGAAAACCCGTCACGGTTCATCAGGAACATGGGTTGTGTCTTGCCTTGCGCGTCAATGTAGGTGACTTGATGAAACCACGTCTTGTGCGCTAAATTTTGAGCCGACCCCAAGATGTTGCGAATCGACTTCAAGACGTTCTTGTGCATCTTGCCGAACACTTCGGCGACCTTGACGGAATCGGTCACGGGCGTTCCCTTTTCGGTCTTATAGACCACTTGTTGAAGTGCTGCTTCCATGTGTTGCCGGGTTATTGGTCAAACAAATTCGGTTCGGGTGATTCGGACGGCGATTGAAGTTTCTGCGCTTCATTGTCAAACCGCCTTTCAAGGGCTTTTGATAACTTCAAAACTCCAATATCACGGGTCTTGAAGTATTCCTTTTGAGCCTCGCGCATTTCGACCGCAAGGGCGATGATTGATTTTAACTTTTCTTCCATTGTAATGTAAATATTTGTTATTATAGTTTTCGGCGGTCTTTGCCCTTAATGACAAGGTTGTTGCACATCTGACGCAAGCGGGATGCCACACGGTCGCCGTAACGCGACACAAGACGGTCGCTTGCCATCGGCAAGTTCGATGTTATCAAGGTTAATTCGTTGGTCAGGTCGCCCCGGTACTCGATAAGCTGCCGGACGGCATCAACACGGTTGCCCATGTAAAGGGATTCTTCTTGCTCTTGTCCGAAGTCCTGAATGGCAAGAATCGGCGTTTTTTTCAATTCCGAAATGTTGCCTTCTTCGGCAAACTTCTCGCAAATTTCATCGGCGCGGACAATCCGCCACCACAACGTCCGGGAATCGTCCTTGTCATAGGTGACGGGGATTGTGATTTTGAAGCCAAGTGCCGACGCATAAGCCCGCATGATTTCAAGACACCACGATTTGCCCGACCCGGTTGTGCCGCCGATATAGATTCCGGCGTATAAGTCGCCCGGCACGATTTCCCCGGTGTCAGGGTGAATCTGCTTCATGGTCGTGTCGCAATGACACCACTTGATGAAGTTTTCGTAAGTGAAGCGATTTTCGGCATCAATCACGAATTTGCGGTCACGGCTCTTGCCGATTGCTTCAACAATCTTCAAGGCGTTTTCGATGTCGTAGGTTTCCCCGGTGTACTTGTAACGGGTCATTCGGGCGAATGTGCCGCGTTCCTCGATTGCCCGCAAGATTTTGTCAAGACCGGGGATGTCATTCTTGTTGTTCATTTCCATTCATCATTTACGTTTCGTGATTCACTTGTTTTCGCTTTCCGGGATGCCGGGCGGCGGGGATTCTCTCTTTCGCGCTTTTCCCATGTGACAAGGGCGGCTTTCCAATCTTTCATCTTGTTTTTGCCGACATACCAATTTTTGGACTGATAAAAGGCAATGAAACTTTCGGCATCGACCGAATAACCCTTTTCAAGAATATGCGCTTGCACTTCTTCAAGTGTCGGTGGAACAAACCGCTTTTGCGGTTTTTCCCTATCTTCTTCGATAGAAGAAGTATTATTATTTTCTTTTCTTTTCTTTTCTTTTGCATCAATTTGCATTGCATTTGCATCGGTAGTGCATTGCGTTTGCTGATTGGTGCTTGATTGCCAACGGGTTAAGGCTGCGTGTTTACGTCTTTCGCTGATTTGCTGACGCTTGCCAAGACGCTTGTTGACAGAATTTGACCAAAAGGTTTCGCCGTTGTTTTCAAACAACCCGAAGTCTTGCACAACACTTTCAACCATTTTGCATTCCTGATGCAATGCAAATGCAATGCTTTTGCACGACTTCAAGGGCAATTCCCCGCCTTGTTCATAAAGTTGCTCGACAATACACCAAAACACGCCAAGACCCGCCGCGCCGTGTTCAATAAGGACATCTTGCAATTTGGGGTCATTCCGTGCGTTGTAGTCGTGCGGGAAATAATATGTTTTATCTTTCATTGCTTTGTCGTTTACCGCCGGGGCGGATTCCCCGGCGGGTTGGTTGATTGATGTTATTCGTTGTTTTCGGGCTTGTCGTGCTTGAAGTATTCACGGGAAAAGTCCGGCGGAATCACGCAATAACAATTCACGACGGTTGCCGTGTTGATTGTTGTGTTGAACGACAAGAAGCGTTCAGGGTTTTTCACACCTTTTGCAACGGCTTCATCGTAGTTGTCGCGGGCGCGTTTCGCAAGCCAATTATTCGCAAGTTCTTTCGCTTTTTCGGCATCATCCGTGAACACAAGGAATGTTTGGTTGTGTTCAATCCCATCTTGCGGGGCAATGTGCAATTCAAGCAAATAGAATTTGCCGTTGACGTTTTCTTCTTCTTCAAGCACCCCGCCATCGTCTTTCGGCATTTCGCGGTCAGCTTCAAAGCCGGAACGGTTGAAATTGTCAGTGATGGCGATGCAATCGTTGTACCCCTTGACACTGACAAACTGAAAGTGTCCGGGCATCTTTTGTTCGATGAAGTCGGTTGCAATTTCGATTGCTTCTTCAAGCCCACGGGCATACAAGATGAACTTGCGGTTCTTGCTCTTGACATACGCGGTCACAATCCACGGGGCGGGATAATCGCCTTTGTCGTAGAATCCGACGCGGCATTGGTCAGTCACTTCAAATTCGGTAATGTCGCCCGTTTGCAAGTGAAAATTGATTGACATTGCCACTTCCGGGGTGATTTCCGTTCCGCGTTCCATCAGGACATCACACCGCTTGATTTGAATAATCTCCCCGGTGTCTTGGTCGGCGACATCTTCCGTCCATTCTTTCAAAAGGCGGTCGGCAAGGAACATTCCCATTGCTTGCGCCGTGTCGGATGTCGTGAAGCGGGTTTCGTTGAACTTTGTTTGTATCATAGTGCGACACGTCGATGGTTAGAACAAAAGAACTTTGTTCCAAAGGTCGATGAACTGATTTCCGAATTGACGGGCGCGATTTGCGGTTTTGAAGCAAAGCCGAGAACCGACATACGCATACGCATCCGACGGCGCATTACTCGCACCCGCATACACGAAGCCCGCACGGTCTTTGTCATAGACAAACCACGGAAACCACTTGTCTTGACGGCTGTTTGAGAAGTCCGGCACGAAATCATCCGCCTTGTTCCATGCTTCCGCGATGGTGAACAATTCGTTCAGGGCGATAAGTGCCTTGACGTGCGACGGGTTCAGGGCATCGACAAGACGGGTGACATCTTCAAGCCCCGGCACGGTGTTGACGGCGACAACTTTTTTGCTGACCGTGAATTGCTTGTTCGCCTTGCCGCCAAGATATTCACGGGCGGTGATGTAG